ATCACGACACCCTCGTGACGGCGCCGGTGAGCTTGATCGTGAGCACGCCGGACCATTGCTTGTCCTCGCTCATCACGTGCTTGATCACCGGGAGGCCGGGAAACTGGTACGCCTTGCCGGCTACCGGTACCACCTGGTAGTTGCCGATGGTGCCGGCGAGCTGATCCGTCTCCAGCGCGGCGTGCGTCGTCTCGTTCGGGTTGAAGGAGATCGGCGCCGACACGGTGCCGTTGCTCATCTTCCCGGCAATGGCCTTCGGGTAGCGCGAGCTGTCCGACTGATCCGGGTAATTGATGAGCTCGACCTCTGGTAGATCCATCGAGATGTCACCGAGCAGCGGGATCTCGGTGAACACCTCGGTAGTGGCGCCGTTACCCTTCTTGATTTTCGAACCATGAGCGAAAAGTGCGACTGCCATGATGCACCCCCTACGGGAAGCGGATGACGAAAAGCTGAATATCGGCAGCCGATCCGTCGATGAAAAGGTCGCCGGCGGCCGACTGCGCCCATGCCTCGACGGCGAACGGCCCGAAGATCGAGGTCTTCGAAGCGCCAACACTGTAACTGGCGATCGAGCCACCACGGCCGTAAATGTCCGTCTTCGCCGTGATCGTGATCGTCGCCGGACTGCCGCCGTTGTTCTTCACGAGCAACAGCTCCTTGCCGGTGATCGTCAACACGTTGCCATTGACGTGATCGCACGCGGCAAACGTGAAGTCGGCGGCCTGCGCCTGGACGCTACACGACTGGATCGCGGACAGCGTCTTGATGTTGTTGACCGGGGTTCGTGCCATGTCAACCCTCCCTGCTATGTGCCACCGTGAGGCTGAGCGCCTGCACGTATGATTGCGTGTCGTTGTCATAGTCCGGCGTGCTGTTCTCGGTGACGAGCACGCGGTACACTGCGAGATCACCCCACCGCTGCGTCGGTGCTTCGAGCGCCGCCTTGAGCGCGCCGGCCAGCTCGCGACACGGCGCGTACTCGATCGCCTCAGCGGTGATCTGGCCGGACGATGTCACGATGCCGATACCACCACTGTGCGCCTGCTCTTCCTCGCCGCTCTGGAGATCGTAGATCACCGCCGGTAGCGCACAGTTGGCCGGTCGCACTACCGGATAGATCCGATCCCCGACGAGCTGCCGTAGTGCCACCACCGGCGCCAGCGGACACGCAACGAGGTGCTGGTAGAGCGCCTCGTCGAGCCGCATGCTCACGCGCCCCTCCCAACCTGCTCAGCCGGTGGCGCTTCCCACCGCTTGACACTCTGCCACAGCTCGTCGACCATCCACCCGCGCAGTGCGTCGCGCAGGAATCTCACCGCCGGCCGAAGGAACGGGTGCGGCGCCATGTTCGGACGACGCATGCCGGCGAGCAACTTGCCTTTCTGCAGCGTCTTTTGCCGGCGCCCCTCGCCCTTGCTGAGGCCGGCGATCGCATCCTCAAACGTGAGGCCCCCCCTGGCCTGCGCAATCTCGATGCGCCGCTTGACGCGCAGCGACTCGGCCGCCGCCTCACGCCGACGCATGGTGCGCCGCGAGATGCTCCCTTCCTTTTTGTCACCGAGCCCGAACTCGTGGAACTTGCCGTAGTACACCTGCGGCTCGGTGGTGACCTTGTAGTGACAGTAGCCCTGCCCAAACTTGAGCAGCCGTGTGACGATGCCGGCCCGCAGTGCGCCGGTGCGTTGCGGCGCCAGTGCTCGCGCCATGTCTCGGACACGGTTGCCGGCAGCCTCGACGATCGGTCGCATGACGGCACCTTGAACGGACGCCGAGAACCGCTGCAGCCGCCGCGCCATCACCTTCTCACCGACGATGTCGATCGTGAGCGGCGAGCGCTCGCCGGTGCTCACAATTCCCCCGTCAGCTCGCGGCACATCGCAACGAGCTCGATGTTGCGCTCTTCGGTGTTGAGGATCGCTTCGATCCGCAAGATGCGCCCGTTGAACAGCAGCCGATCGGTGTTGACGAGGCCGGCAAAGTACCGCATGCGCACCCGGTGGCTGATCTCACCGCCCATGGCGTTGCTCGTCACCCACTCACGGCCCGAAAGTGGCTCGACCGAGGCGTAGACGGTGGCGATCGGCGTCCACGTGATGGCCTCGCCGCCGGCGGTGTCACGTGAAACCTCCGGCCGCTGAATCGTCACGAGGTGGCGCAGGGTGCCGGCTCTCATGCAAACCGATCCCGTACGTCGTACGGCGCACACAGATCCCGGATGCCCACCGGTACCTCGACGAGCGAGGTGCCAGGAATCGCCAACTCGCGGTGCTCGTACTTGTGGCCACACGCGAGCAGTACCGCAGCTCTCAGCGACGGCTCAACGTCGGCTGCACTGCTAGCGCCGGCGACGTACGTCACCTGCACCGAGCCGGACGCCTGGCGCGCGCTCGGCCACGTGACGCCGGCCGCCGGCGCGAGGATCGCCGGCTCGGCGTCCTTGTCGAGCACGTAGTTGCTCGCCGCGAGCGTCTGCCGGACGCCGGCGTCATCGAGGTACGTCACGCTGGTGATGCTCGCCGCCGGCGGACCCGGTAGCAGGATCTCACCACCTGCCGGCCACATCTCGAGCCCGAGCCGTAGCGTGGTGGTGGTGAGCCGCCGACCCGTCAGCTCTTCCACGAGCGCCTGCGCGCCAGGCAAGACGATGCCGGCGACGTAGCCGTCCACATCACCCACCAGCCGTAGATGCACGAGCGCCTCGCCGAGGCTCACGGCGAAAAACGCCGGCCGAGTGACGACGACGATGCTCATCGCGCTGCGTACGCGGTGACGGTGACAGTCCCGTCAGCGACGGTAGTCGAGATCCGGGCTCGGATCGCCTGAATAGCACCCGGTGCGTAGAGGTCGACGCGCGCACGGCAAACACCCCCGAGCGGCACCGTGTCGCCACAGCCGGCCGCAGCAGCCGCAACAGTGATCGGCGGCGCCATCGGTTCCCACGCGCCGGTTGCGGCGTTGGCCTCGGCCCCCTCGATGGTGATCGCGCCGGCCGAGGTGTTCTTCGTGAACGTGATCCGCAGCCAGACGTGGTTATTGTTGCCGCGCATGTCCCATGCGACGCCGTTGCCGGTGGTCGCGGCGTTTTGCAGCACGACGCTGCGGTACTTGCGGCTGTCCTGGTCCTCGACGTCGACCGCCAGCAGCGCGCCGGCAAACGCCGCGAGGATCACCGCGCCGAGTATGATGCGCGCTCTCATCGCTTCCTCCCGGCCTTGGCGGCCCGCGCGGCGCCGGTGACGACGCGCGGCACGTCCACTACGGCGCGCATCGGCGTGTCGACGACCGCCGGCACCTGGCCGAGATCCTCATACAGCTCGACGGATGCCGCGAGCCCGCACGAGACGAGATCGCCGGCCTCGTCGAGCGCGACGCCGTGCCGGCGCTCGCCGGTCTTGAGCGTGACGATGGCTCTGATCATGGCTGCCCCCCAAAGAAGATGTCCCAAAGCGCAATGGCGTTCTCCGGGTACTTCTTCTGGTTGTCCAGATCCCTGAGGATGTCCTGGACGATGGCCACGGCGCGCGGTGAAACGTCAATGTCCACCGCGCGCCGCGCCACTTCACTGCGCTCGTCAATGTAGCCGCCGGGACCGGCGGCCGCCTCGATGGCCTCGGCCTCCTCATCAGACGGCGCAAGCGCCTGCCGAAGCTGGTGCACGGCACGGATGTCGAGTAAGCTGCCCTCGTGCGGCAGTAACTGCAACAGCGCCAACCGATTGAGTATGGTAAGTCTCACGTGCCGTGCCCCCTTCGCCTAGCTCACCGCGCTGAAAAGCTGGATGTACTTCTGCGTTACGCCGTCCATCACCTTGAGGCAGCCGGCCGCCGTGCTGCCGGTGGTGCCTGTGGTGAGACCAGTCGAGGCGCCGATCTGCAGGAACTGGTCGAACGTCCCAGCACCCGGCGTCGGCACGTAGAGAATCACGGCGTTGCCAGTGTGCGTGCCGGCCAAGGTGTTCGCCTTGGCGAGGTAACACGCCGCCACGGTATTGATCGTCGCGCCACTCGGCACGTCGACCTGCGAGACGACACCGCCACCGATGTTGACCTTGCCGCCGCTCACGAGCTCGAGATAGCCCCACGTGCCGCCGGCAATGCCGGTTGCCGCGGCCTGGTCGCCGGTGATCTTGAGCTGGCCCTGAAGGCCGTACACCGAGATGTCACCTGACGATACCTTGGTACCCCAGAGCATACGCGCGACTGCAGCGCGGTAGGCACCAGCCGTCAGCGCGGTGCCGCCGTCGTCGGCGTACACCCGGAACGCCGCAGTGCGCACACTCGACAGCGCTAGGCCGGCGCCCTGATCGGTCGATGCAAACTCACCGATGTAAAAGCCGCCGTACGCCTTGCGGTTGTAGAAAATGAGGTTTTGCGAGTCCCACTTTGAGTGTAGTCCGCTCATGATTGCCCCCTTCGAGGCGCCGGGGAGGGTACACCTCCCCGGCAATCACGGTCAGTCAACGATGGCCGACGGCAGGTTCTCCGGCGCCGTCGGGTACCGCAGCCCTGCGAGGATGTAGAGCAGGCACCCCAGTTGAGCATTACTGCCAACGTCCGCGCAGTCGACACGGATGCAGTCGTAGCCATCTGCATGGTCAAGCGCGGACGACGGCACCCAGAACGCGTACACAGCCTGAGACTCCGCCGAGGTAGCGTCCGCCTGGTAGTCGTCGTCAGCGGTCTGCGTCTCCTTCGTCCACGTGCCGACGCCCGTCAGCGCCGCCCCCTGCTTCTTCCACACGGTCTCGATGACGTTGAGCGCCTTGGCGCCACCGTCGGTGTTGCCGACGTTACGCTGCTGATAAATCGTGTACTTGGGGTCGTCGCCAGCGGTGCCAGCAGCCTTGAAGGCGACCACGAGCACGCCGGCGCAGTTTTTGAGACAGATCCCATCACCGGTGTTTGTCGCGGTCTGCATGTCCACCGGCACAAACCCCGGGATGATGTCGATCACGGAACCGAGCGGATTCATGAACTGGTTCATGCTGCCCCCCTTACTTCCGCTCAGCCAGCGCGACGAACGGCGACACGGTGTTGGTTCCCTGCGCCGGCGTGATCGCCGAGCGCAGCATCGGACAGCCGTTGACACGCGCGGTGAAGCGGAACGCAGTCTCGTCGTAGATGAATCGGACGTGCACAGACGACGCGACGCCCACGCCACCCTTGCGGATGAGGTAGTAGCGCTGCAGGTTCATCGCCACCACGTCACCGAGGTCGCCGAGCTTCTTGTTGTGCTCGGTGACAATCACCGGCATGCCCCACAGACGCCCGAACGGCTCGTCGCTGTAGCGGCCAGCCGGGATGTACACGAGCTCGCCGGCAGTGCCGATCTTCTCGTGCACGGCCAGCAACTCGGCCTCGGCGTCGGCGTGCATGGTGATGATGGTGTTCAGCCGATCACCAGCCGGGATGCGCGCGCGCATCTTCCGCAGGTTCGCCGCCTCGATGGTGGCATCCGCCTGGCCCGTCTCCTTCGGGACCTGGATGAGCGCCCCCGAGCGCAGCACGCCGAGCGCCATGCCGGCACCGCTGCCGTCAAAAATGTCCTCGTCGACCTGGAACGCCAGCTCTTCGCCGAACGCCCGCGGCCCGATCGATGCAAGCAACGAGCTGTCGGCAAGCTGCTCGTCGGACACGTACCAGAGGCCCATGATCTTCTCAAGCCGCATGGCGACCTTCGAGACCTTCGGCATGCTCGACGCCACAGTCGCACCCTCGGCGGCGTGGTACACCTGCACGCCACCCCACCGCGAGCCAGTCACGCGAGAGGTCTCGTCGATGATGTCGACCTCGGCGCCGTTGAAGCCGTCGCCGACCTCGATCGCGAAGCACCGCTGTGCGAGCTGCGAGGACTCGAACGCGATCTTGTCAACGAGCCCGACGGCCTGCGGCGCCAACAGGAAGCCGCCCTCGGAACCCTGGCCCTCGTTGCTGCCAGCCGGCGCCGCAGTGAGCGGCCTCAGCCGCGGATCGACGATGCCGGCCACGCGCGGCTCGGCGCGGTGAACGGCCTGCATGAAGGCGCCGAACGCCGCCTGTGGGGTCGGCCCCCACGGCGCACGCTCGCGGTTGTCCTGCCCCACGGTGACGCGCGGCGAGGCACTCGCCTCGACACCGAGCTCGGCCACAGCGGTGGCCGGGATGCTCGCGAGCTCGGCACGCTCGGCCGCCATGACCTCAGCCGCCTCGATCTGCGCCTTGACGCTCTCGAGCTCGCCCCTCGCCGCGACGAACGCAGCATGCTCTTCGGCCGTCGGTGGCCGGTTCTCAGCCTCGGCAGCCGCGAACGTCCGCTCCATCTTGGCGACGGCGGCGGCCCTGGCCTTTTGCAACGCCAGAATTTTCTGGTTCATGATTTCTCCTGCTCCGCCTTTGCGAGCTCGAGCTGGACCCTATACCAGTCGAGCGGGAGGCCGGCAGAGGTGACCTCTGTGGTAGACGCGGCGGCGTCTGTGCTCGCCGTGTCGGCATCATCCACGCCGGCGGTGATGGCGGCAACCTCGGCCGCCAGCTCGCCGGCTGTCATCGTCGGTATG